CTAAACCTTTAAAAAAGAAAAGAGTAGTCAGAAGAAGAAAATAATATGGCAACATCTAGTAGCACTAACTTTGAACCTGACGTAACTGAGTTTGTTGAAGAAGCTTTTGAAAGATGTGGGCTAGAGCTTAGAACAGGTTATGATCTTAAAACAGCAAAACGATCTATAAACCTTATGTTAGCTGAATGGGCTAACAGAGGATTAAATCAGTGGACTATTGAACAAGCAACTCAAACTGTAACCAAAGGCACTAATCAATATACTTTAGATTCTAATGTTATTGACATATTAGATTGTTCGTTAAGAAGAGATACTGACGGCACTAATCTTGATCTGCAAATGACAAAAATTAGTAGAAGTGAATTTTTAAATATTCCGACTAAATCTACTCAAGCTAGACCTAATCAATTCTTTTTAGACAAACAGATTAGTCCTGTTTTAAATATATGGCCAACACCAGAAAACAGCACTGATGTATTAGTATTTAATAAGTTAGTAAGAATGGACGATGCTGATACAGCTACCAACACTATGGATATGCCGTTTAGGTTTTACCCTTGTTTCGCAGCAGGTCTTGCTTATTATATAGCTATTAAAAAAGCACCAGATAGAGTGGTTATGCTAAAACAAATGTACGAAGATGAGTTTGAAAGAGCCATGTCTCAAGATGAAGATACTGCTTCTTTTAGAATATCTCCTTACCTAAGAAACGGATACTAATATGGCATACGCAACTGGTAAATACGCAATAGCCCTTTGCGATAGGTGTGGCTTTGAATACAAACTATCTCAACTAAGAGAAGAATGGAACGGAGCAAAAACTTGTAGAGATTGTTTTGATCCAAAACACCCACAGCTTGAGCCATTACCACATGTTTCTGATCCCGAAGCTTTATATAAACCTAGACCTAATAACGATTTAGAAATAGGAGAAGGAGTGGTTTATACTAATGACAGTGATACTAACTCATCCATGACTGCTGATCCAATAGGATCTAAGATATTAGGTTATGAAATGACAGCTTCACTTGGCGAGGTTACAATAACAACATGACATTATCAGAATTAAAAACATTAATACAAAACTATACTCAGAATACAGAAACTACATTCGTAGCCACATTAGATGACTTTATTAAAAATGCTGAGGAAAGAATATTTGAATTAGTACAGTTTGATTTTTTTCGTAAAAATGTAACAGGTACATTAACATCAGGCAATACTTACCTTACAACTCCTACAGATTATCAAACAAGTTTTTCTCTAGCAGTTATAGACGGCAACGGAGATTATCATTATTTAGATAAAAAACATCCATCGTTTATGCGTGAATACTCTGTTGATCCAACTGATTCAACTTTAAGAGGTTTACCAAAATATTATGGAGACTTTGATAAAGAACTATCTACAGCATCAAACAATGGCTCTACAATTATTGTTAGTCCAGTTCCTGATTCTAATTACAGTGTTGAGCTCCATTATTTATTCAAACCAAATTCCTTAGTAACAGACACCACAGGCACTTGGGTATCTAGCAATGCTAGAAACGCTTTATTATATGGAAGTCTAGTTGAGGCTTACATATTTATGAAAGGTGAAAATGATTTATTACAGCAATACGAACAACGCTTTGCAAGTGAAATAAATAGATTGAAAAATCTTGCAGAGGCACGTGGAAGGAGAGATGAATACAGATACGATTCATTAAGAACTAATGTAACTTAAGTTTCAAAAGGAGAGAGATGAAACCCATAAAAAAACTTAATGGTAAAACTATAGCTATTGTCGGTCTTGGAAAAAGTTGGTTTGATTATAATTTAGCAAAATCACACAGCGTTCACTTTGACGAAGTTTGGGCTATAAATGCCGTAGCATCAGTAATATTTCATGATCGTGTTTTTATGATGGATCCACCCAGTAGATTTTTAGATACGCAAGATGCAGGTGGCCAAACAGATTGCATGAAAGAATTATTAACCAATCACAATAAACCAATATACACATGTCAACTCGATGAAAGATGTAAAAATTTAGTTGAATATCCTGTTAAAGAAATAGTTAAAGAAACTAACTGCCATTATTTAAACAACACAGTGGCTTACGCTATAGCTTTTGCATATTGGAATAATGTGGCTAATATAAAATTATTTGGTATGGATTTTTCTTACAAAAATAATTTACACTTTGCAGAGTCAGGCAGGGCTTGTGTTGAATTTTGGTTGGCTAAGTGTATGGATAAAGGAATACAAGTAGAAGTAGCATCTAGTAGCTCTTTGCTAGATACAAACATACCAGGACAACAAAGATTGTACGGTTATCATCGATTAAGCGATCCTTATATTCCTGTTGTAGATCAAAAAGGAATTGAATTAAAAAAACTTAGTGAACTTAAAGTAGAAAAAAAACAAATATTACCTCAAATAGCTGATAGGTATGATAGTCATTTAAAACCACCAGAGCCAAAGAAATGGTAGATGAAATAACACCAGCAGGAATGCCTGGACTAGGTTTAATAGAAGCTAAAACTTCTAACTATGGTGGTCACTCGCCAGAGTTTTGGGCAGAGAGATTAGCAGAAAAAATAGTCAGCAGTAGTGACAGTGAAGATCCTTATATTCAAGAACAAGCAAAAGCATATAAAGATTTGATTTATAAGGTTTGTTTGATTTATATAAAAAATGCGTTAAAATCCTATAAAGCTACTCTGATACAAGACTTCATAAAACAAGGAGATACAGAGTTAGCAGAT